GTTAAACTTCGATATCACCATATTGCTGTTTAGTGTTAGCTAACCACAATTTGGCTTGTTTAAGTTTTTCTTCATCTGAATCTTTAGAGCTTAAGAAAGCCTTATTATACAAAGTACCATTTATTTTGATTTGAGCAAATAATCCATTTGCTCGTTTGTAAACATTTGGTGGTAAATCTTTGACTTCATCTGATTGTCTCAATTTACCATCAATAGCTCTAGTCTTATTGGTAAGTACTTTATTTTCTTCATATTGTTTAACATGTTCTTTGTCTTTTGGTTTATTATCACCTACATGATAGTTATAACCAATTTCTTTTTCACATGTTTTATGAAGCTTTGTATAATGTGTTTCTCTTGCTTTAAGATTTTCTTTCAAACAGACTTCTAATGTTTCCACAGTAAAATTGTCTGTTCCGTGTTTTCGCATATCTTCATATAATAATGGTATATCAACATCACCTCTAGTTGCATTAGATTTATGTCTTCTCAATCTACCTTCTGCACTATAATAACTAGGTGGTCTTTTACCATGTTTTTCATATGAAAATGCTTTACCGATGTATTTCATTTTATTGACTTTATTTGTTATCATATATATAACTCCTGTATCTTCTGTTTCTTGCATTAGAGTAGGAATGTTTAAAATGATTAACAAATAATTTCAATTTTATTCACAAATTTATCACCAGCAAATATTTCTATTTGCCTCTATACGTTGTTGTTAAATACTCAATGGTTTACACCAAAGTCGTAATAGTAATTTAACCCCGAATATAGACACCATCACTGGTGGGATTAGACTATACCTTAAGCCCTACAAATTTTCATTTGTAGAACCCACTTCCGTCTAGTCGTTGAACCTTTTGCTTCCATTTTATTGGAAGCCATTGGCTGCGGATTGTCCCTGGAGCTTTAACTCCAATTCTATACATTATTACCATTGGGCTTAAAACATATGTTTCAAGTTGCTCATCTTACGACTTGCAAAGGGCTATTAACCCTGTTCCTCTCAAATGTCACCATTAAAGAGTGGTAGTATAGAACTTTATATTTCTATTTCGTTTTTTATTTCGTTATCATAAGATTCATCAGATGATGTATATTCAGAACTAGTGGATCCAAAATAATCCTCCAGTAAATTTTCACATTCACCTGAATCATCATCATTAACTAAATACTTCTCATAATTAAAATCAGGAATATCAATGTTATTTTCTTCAGCAAACATATCAACAATTTTATAATGACTTATGACTTCAACATTATCTATTCTATTTTGTTTCTTAATATTTTCTAGACCAGTTAATGGTTGTAAATTAGTCCATCTGAAACAATGAGAAATGTTTTCATCATACGAAAGGTCAAATTTTGAACAAGGAATGACATGATCTACATGCCAATATGTTCCGTAATTATCCCAAGTCATTTGTTTTGTAAATTTGTACTCTAACCATTTTTTTAAAAACCCTATATCACAATCAAGATATTTAACAGTTCTATCTTGTTTACCATTATGATCTTTAAGAGCAAGTCGAATTCTTGTTCTACAAGATTTTTTAAGTCTTAAAATTGGATTGTGATGATTTCTGTTATTTTCATGATTTCGAATGTGTTCTCGATTTGACTTACGCCAATTACGATTATTTTCCATATAAGTATCTTTATTATCCACATAATGTTTCTTGTAGTATTTAGCAATTTTCTCCTTATTTGCTTCATAATACTCTTTGTGGTTTTCAGATACTTTTTCATGATTATTTTTTTTATAATCATTGCATTTGGCGTTATAACATTCTTTACATATAGGGCGGTTTTTAGTACAATTTTCCAAAGTTAATACTTTTTGACAGTTAGAACATTTCTTTGTCCCATCAAAAGTATTATATTGTTTTGAAAGTTTTTCTTTTACATAACTTTCATATTGTTTGCTTCGACATTCTTTACATTGATTTCTGCCTTTAACTTGATTTTCATCAGTCAATGGTATTGAACAATTATTGCATTTCTTGATAACCTTTGATTTTTCTTCGATTTTAACAAGAATACTTGGCTGAATGTTTTTTTCATAATGTTCACGACATTTCTTTCTATGACATTCTTTACAAATATTCTTGCTTTTGACTTTATTATCATCGGTTAATACAATTGTGCATGTATTACATTTTTTTAATTGCTCATTTTTATTACTCATTACTGAGTATGATAACTTTTCTTTAACGAAATATTTTTCAATTTATTTTAGGGGGTTTCCCGCAGTTTGAAAGTGTTGCTCCATTACGATGGAACTAGGAAGTAAAATTTTATCAATTCTTCCTTTTGCCGACTTTGACGATTTTTCAATCGGCATTATATGGTTTACATACGGATACGTTCATTCGAAATGCATTTAGGTTGTCATTATCGATGACTTGGATCTTGTGACCCATCATGGATGGTTTGTGAAGTGTGGGTTGTCGATTGAATAAAACATAATCACCGTCAACTGAATGACGTTCGACAACATCACCAAAATTTAATTTAATTGCTTTCTTACGATATTTCAAGTCAATTTTTTGGATTTCAGATTTACCGTCGCGATAATTAACACGCAAAACAAAGTTTGCACCGGGGTATACATCTCGTCCATTTTTGACTAAACCAGTAAGAAATTTTATATTAAATGGTGTTACTTCTTCTGGAATGGTTAATTCCATTGCTATCTTTTTAGGTACTCCCACTTGATCAATATCAATGTATGGATCCGATGTGATAACTGTACGAGCAGAAAAATCCACTCTTTTTCCCATGAGATTGCTTCTAACACGACCAGCTTTACCTTTAATACGGTCACTGATTGATTTAGTAGTTCGTCCACCTGTTTTGAATTCAGTTCGTGGTAAACTGACAGATTCATTATCAAAATAAGTCGCTACATGATATTGAAGTAAGTTAAAAATGTCTTGATTATAAGTTGATAACTCGTTTGATACAGTTTCTTTTTCCATTTGTTGTCTTACACGTTTATTTGAAGTAATAATATCAGAAATTTTGAGTGTTAATGAATCTTCCATTGTTGCAGCTGACATAAAATCAACTTTAGCTGTTGGTCTGATAATAACTGGAGGAATTGGAAATTTCTCAATAATCATATCTTCTGGACGATGCATTTTTGGATTAAATCCAAGAACATAACAATCTGTTTCAGATACATTACGTAAAATATTGTAACAATCTCTTGGACTTAATGATTCTTTAATTTTTTTGATATTAGCTTGAAGTTCTTCTTTTTCATTACCTGTACCAGTATTAACATCGCGTTCAATCATAATTTTAATAGATCCATTATCTTTGACTTCACGTTTGATTTTAGGTACTGGAACACCACAATGAAAACAATAATTAACATTTTTGGTCAATATTTTAATTTCTTTGTATCTAGCTTCTGCTTTTTTATTTAATGCTTTCTTAAATTGATTATCAGATTTCTCAACCAAAAGATTAGAACATTTCAAACAAATACATTGTAAAACATTCTTCAAATGATTTAAAAATCCAAAATGAAATACAGGTTCAGCTAATTCAGTATGACCAAAATGACCAGGACAATCTAATGAATTTTCACCACATGTTGTACATGGAAGATAAATATCACAAGTTCCTAACCTTAAATCTACTAAACCACCTTTTTTAGGTTCATAATTTTCATAAGATTCAGCTAGGTCAATCCCAAAGGGATCACTACTAACTGCTGAATATTGTTTAACATCTTTATTTCTAAAAACACTAAACTCAATCTTATCAATTTTCTTTACATCTTCACTGTAATATATAGGATTTATAGACATTATATTGATATATATTAGAAAAGCTTTATAACATATTTTATTATCAAATTTTTTTATTTATAAAGAAAAATATGGTAATTTAAAAATAAATTTCTAAATTAATATTTCATAATGTTATAACATTTGGTTTTAGATTTAAAATAACTTCACCAACTGTCTTGGTTTTTCTAATATATTTAATTTGAAGATATATTATATTTACTTTCTTTTGATTTTTTAATTTTGAATAAGATTTGACTAAAGATCCAGCGAATATTACATTTGATTTGTCTAAATCTTTAGCATGAACAATACAATGACCTGAAGGATAATCTTCAAGATGAAACCACCAATAATCACTATTAATTTCATTAGCTTCATCAATCAATTGAAAATTTTCTTGTGCATTTCTACCAAGTTTGTAAATGATATTATCGTTTATAATATTTATCATTAATT